ACCTTGTCCATGGCCTTATCAAAACCTTCACCAAGGCCAAGAGCCATATTATCTCCAATACCTGCAAAGACAGTAGAAGGTGATTTAATACCAAGGACACCCTTAACTCCGCTTACAATTCCACCTACAAAGCCACTAATCTTATCTTTTATCCAAGTAACCATTGAAGCTATTCCATTCCATAGACCCTTAACTATGTCTTTACCTACGCTTACTATTGAAACAGCAGCCTTGCCAATTCCAGTGATCAAGGCCACAACTATTTGAGGAATGGCGGCTATCAGCTGAGGGATTGCCTTAATTAAACCTACAGCTAATTGAAGAACTATTTTAATTCCCATCTCTACAATTAGTGGTAGGTTGTTAGTAATAAAATTAATTATCCCATTTATTATTTTTGGTAAGGCTTCTATAAGCCTTGGTAGAGCATCAACTAAACCTTTAGCAAGTCCCATTATTATTTGTAAGGCTGCATTTAATATCTGATCCATATTAGCCAGTAGTGTATCAACGATTAAAATAATAGCATCTACAATAGATGGAATGAGCTCAGGCAATGCTTCTGCAATTCCAAGGGCTAGGGCTACAACTATTTGTATTGCAGCCTCAATAAGTATGGGTAAGTTTTCAATAATAAACTCAGCTACTGTTGTTACAAGATAGACCACCATTTCTATTAAGGGAGCCACATTTGAAACTATTGCATCAATTATTCCTGTTAGAAGAGCAATAGCCCCTTCTAAAAGTGGTGGAAGCAAAGTAGGAATCAGTTCTACTAAGACATTTACAAGCTCAGTTAGCATCATAGATACCATCTCTATTACTTCAGGTAGATATTCACTAATTCTTTTAATTCCATCCATTAAAAAAGATGATATTCGCTCGCCTATGGCAGTAATATCACCCTCTTGAAATCCATCATTTAATATTTCAGTTACATCTCTTACAAGGGAAGTAACATCACCTACCACTTCACCTGCCATATCTGAAAACTGTTCTCCAATAACTATTTGAAGGCCTTCATAGGCAGACTTTAAACTTCTAACTGAACCTGCCAGACCACTTTCCATTGTTTCAGACATTTGCTGGGCTGCTCCGTCAGCATTTTCTAGTTCTTTATAGAGATTATTCATCTCATCACCAGTACCAGAAAGTAGAGCATTTACACCAGCTAGGTCTTGTTTATTAAAGATATTACTTAGGGCATTCATCTTGTCTGATTCAGAAAGACCGCCTAATTCTCTGTTTAGGTCTTCAAAGATGTCATTCATCTCTCGGATATTTCCCGATGAATCAGTAACACTTATCCCTAATGCATCTAGTTGTTTTGCTGCTGCCGAGGTGGGAGAAGTAAGGCTCATGATTATATTTCTAAGTTTTGTTCCGCCCTCAGCACCTTTAATACCTCTATTTGCTAAAACTCCCAGCATAACATTAAGAGTATCTAGATCTTGGCCTGCATTTTTCATGGTAGCACCAGCGACTAGAATTCCTTCACCAAGCTGCTCTACATTGGTATTAGATTTTTGAGATGTTTTAGCCATCATATCCATGTAGGAATCCATATCTGATATTTCAAGGCCAAGTGCCGCCATTGAGTCTGTTACTAGGTCTGATGCCTTGGCTAGATCCATACCACCAGCGGCAGCTAGGGTTAAAACTCCAGGAAGGGCCTCAATAGCTTGCTCGGCATCATAACCTGCAAGGGCTAGAAAGTTTAATGCATCGGCAGATTCAGAAGCAGAGAATCTAGTACTAGCACCTGCATCTTTAGCAGCTTGGGATAGTTTCTTAAAGGCTTCTTCACCTTCTTCACCGACAAGACCCATAGTAGCTTGGACTTGCTTCATGGAGTCCTCATAATCTGCATAGACATTTAAGGAATCTTTTATCCATTTGCCAGTAGCAACAGCTCCAGCTCCAATAGCGGCCATTGCAGCAGCTGCAGCTTTAAGGCCTGCAACTAGGGTTTTACCTGCAATTTCCCCAGCCTGTTTTAAACCACCCACCAACTTATCAATCTTTTCCTTATTTAGCTTTTTAACTTCAGTTTGAGACTCTTTTAATTCTCTTTCCATGTTGTTAAGTTCAGCATTGGCATTATTAAGCTGGATCTGCCATGCCAGAGTCCTTCTGTCATTTTCACCAAAGGAGGAGGCGGCATTGGCCAGGGCTTTTTCTAAGGTAGATATCTTGTCTTTTTGTGCATCAATTTCTTTATTAAGTTGATTATTTCTGGCAGTAATAGCCTTTATTGATTTATCATTTCTATCAAATTCAGAAGATACAAGTTTCATTTCAGAACCTAGAACTCTGAAGCTTTGATTTATTTCTCTGAGAGCATTTTTGAATTGTCTTTCACCCTCAATACCTATTTTCAAACCAAAATCAGACAAGTTACCACCTCCTTAAATTCCAACTGGGATAATATCATCAATAAAAACCTCTCTTTTAGGTTTGGCAAGTCCAGTAAATTGTTTATGAATTTCCCACTGGTCTAGTAGCTCCCCTATAGGCATAAGCCAGACTTCAACCTCTGGTCTATGAAGCTGGCTTACACCATAATAAATAAGTCGAGCAAACAATTCTTCATCGCTTACTCGACTTCCACGTTTTTTGATTCTTCATCCTCAGATTCTACATTTCTTTTAGTTCCCTTAAACATAGCCTCCATAATGGCATCTTTATAGGTTGCCAGCTCATGGGGAGAGGTTAGAAGTTCCACATCATCTTCAGTTAGTAGTTCTTCTTTTTCTCCATTTAATCTGTTATTTATTAAAATGCTTTGATTGGCAAGTAGAGCAATAAGCCATACAATTTCTTCTAGGGCCATCTCAAAGTTTTCTGCCTTCATTAGCTTTTCACCTAAATTTTCAAGACCACCATATCTCTTAGCTATTTCCTTTGTGGCCTTTGTGGTTAGAATGAGGCTGTATTCTTTACCACCAATTGTTATTAGGCTTTTTCTGTCAGTCTCAATCATCTAATCGTCACCTCCAGCCGCAAAGACAGGTTCATAAACTTCAGTGTACCAACCTGTAATTATTTCAGTAGTTACGCCTTCATCACCTTCATTAACTTCAGCTTTCCAAGGATGTTTCCCTTGACCATCTAGCTTATTTCTACGAAGCACAGTTCCTTCTATAGTTGGGGTGGAGAAAGTAATACTGTCACCTTTAGTAGTTAGGTTTGTGGCAGGAATGCCAAACTTCACTCTATAGAGCCAGAAATATCTATATTTACCGTTGGCTTTTTTAGCCCTAAAACCAATAGCTACAGGATCACCACCATCTTCACTAGTAGAAATTAAAACCTTGTTATCATCAATTGTAGCTCCAGTTAAATCACTGGCAATAGCAGCTCCAATATCATCAATGCCCAAGGAAAGGGTCCCATTTTGAAATTCTTTTATAATTTCTGCAGCACCGTCGTCTGCATAAAGAGTTGCTTCAGCAAGCTCCACAGAAAGTTCTGCAGTTATAGCCTTGGCTAAGGGTTTAGGGGTTTCGTAAGTTTCATCTCCATTTGTCCCTTCAGTTATTTTTGCATAGTAAAGTTTATCAAGACCTATTGTTGCCATAATCTAGTCCTCCTTTTCTAATTCAAATTTATACGTTTTTATTACATCGATAGCATAGTGGTGATAGCCTGTATCATCCTCATGGCCCATGTATCTCATATCAGTAATAGTAAAACCCGCACCTATTAAAGTACGGGTTAGTGTGTTTCTTATCTTCATATAGTTGCCTTTGGAGAATAAGGATAGCCTTACTTCCTGGCTTTCAAACTCTGGTAGATTATCTGCATAAAGGTCAAATAAATCCACCAGAGGGGTTAAAACCAAATAGAGATCTGGAGGTTTTTTTGAAAATAATCCTGTTTCAACAGGGATACCTTGATCCTCTATAAGAGTATTTAGTTCTTCTAAAATGGTCATAGGTCCTTAACCTCCGTCTCAAATCTATCTTTCATGGCTTCTATGCAAGGTGCTCTTGAAGTTCTTCTTGCAGGCTTTAAAAAAGGTTTAGCTGCCTGATTGGACCTGCCATATTCGAGGATATTAGCTATCTTGGCATTACTATCTCCATCACTTCTTGGTTCTTTAAAACCTACCTTTATATTATAATGTCCTCGCCTATCCATTAAAACTGGGGTAAGGCCTAGAGAGGAAACTAGCTCACCAGTAGAACGGCTCCTTATCTTTGTGTTTCTTCCAATTGAGGATTTGAGATTTGACCTTACTTCATTTAATATAACCTCTCCTCCAGATTCTAAAACTTTAGGTACAATTTCATCTGTCTTATCACCAAGTTTTGAAATTTTAAGAAGAAAATCTTCAGGCATTCTCATTGTCACCTTCGCCATTAGGAATCACCACCTTTTTTGCTAAAACCTCAATATACATATTTCTATTTCTAATGTTTTCTACACTTATGATTTCAAAGTATTCATTCTGGCAGATAATTAGCATTTCACTTGTAATTAATACCTTGGGTATCCTACGAAACCTAAAGAGAGTTGTAGCATCAGGAAATATAGCTCTATTAGTCCATCTTTTACTAGCATTTTTATCTTCTCTGTAGGCTCTAACTTCTGCTAATGAATTTAAATTATCCCTAGTAAAGCCTTCTTTATCTTTGACTTTTTCTACAATAATTAGATTTATAGGTGTTCTTAATTTTCCAATACTCATAATTACACCTTCCA